ATAGAGCGCGGCTTGCGCAACCCAGGTTGAACGTGGGAAAACCTGGGACCTGGGAGTAAATTGCACTATATTGGTGCATCATAGCACTTTCGCCCCTTGTATTCTGTCCCAACGTATCACTATTAATCCTAACGAGCTAAGATAGCGGCGCATCGCTCGCCATCCACACGGCGTTACCTGTTGTTTCGTACAGTAATCAAGCCAGCTATCCATTACTGTACGTTTGTCCAGTATTCCGCAAGAGCGGAAAATACAGCACTGAGCAAACCAATGCGCCAAGAGTTGTTCCATCTCACACGCTCCCCGGCATCGCCGACGTGCGCAATCGGACGCCAACCCAACAACGAACGTTTAGTCCGCCAACACGTTGCGCTTTACGGAAACCTGGACGTCCGGCAAGTTTTCGCCCGAGCATCGTTTGCGTACCGACGAACTTAAGCATGCCTTTCGGCTGCGCGTACATAACCCACGACTTGAAGATGTCCCCCGTGGGCGTGACATACGACGGATCGAATTCAAGATGAGTTTCTATCCATTCGCGCAGTAAGTCGGAATCGTCGCGGTATTCTTCTTTTGCCGCTCGCACACGCTCCGGAATGCACAAGCCCCAATACGTATATTCGATCGCCCCCTCGACGAGCCAACGCAAGATGCCCGAGCGTTCAGTCGCTATCTTGGCGGCGCGTTCCTCGTCCTTCTTAATGTAGGGGTCCGTTTCGAAGTTGCGCTCGAACGGCACGAGCAGGATGCGGCGCCAGATACCGTTATCGTCCCCCTTGATGATGGGTCGGTGGTTCGTCGGCATGACAGGCACGAATCGGGGCTTGTATTGAATCGACTGCTTCGCGTTGATACCGCGCGCTGTAATGATGTCGTCACCCGTAAGCGACTTAACCATTCCTTCACGCAGTACGGCGTTCTCGTCAATCTCCGAGATAGCCAGAAACCGCGTACCACGCAGGCGCACCAGGTCCTCACGCGGCGCACCGGCTGCTGACGAGCGCGAGCCTTCTTCCGATACGAACGTGCTCGCCGCCGCCACGGCTGAATAGTCACCTAGCGTTGCCGTAATGGCGTTCAGGATCGTACTCTTGCCGTTCGCGCCGCCGCCCCACGGAATGATGAGTTTCTGTTCTTTCGGATCGGCGAGCAGCGTATAGCCCATGAGCCGTTTGAAGAACATAACTTGTTCGAGGTCATCGAAGAACGCTTCGCGGATGGTTTGCTTAAACCACGGACAGTCGGCACCGGGATCGTACGGCGCCGCCACGCACTGAGTGATACGCCGGGTGCGGTCGGGTGCGAGCAGTTCTCCCGTACGCAGATCAATGGCGCCGTTCGGACACCCGAGCAGGTACAGATCGGCGTCGAGCGTTGTCGAGCGTGCGAACACATGGGGGTCGTGCTGTGCGCGGGCAATCATGTTGCGGATCATCGCCACTTTCTGACTGTCCATCGCCCACTTGATAACGGGCCCGCGCAAGTCTTCGGGCATTGCTTCTGCCTCGCTCATGATGTCGGCGATCGACTGGCCCGCGAGAAACTGTATTTCTTCGGGCATCGCCGCTTGCCATCGATACTCGTCCCACCTGTACCATTGCGCGGTTTCGCCCACGTACATAAGCGAGTCGCCGTATTTATCAATCAATCGCGCCGCGTTGCCGAACTCCGTATATGGTCGGTGCGCCGGTACGGCATCCGTGTTGCGCGGCGGAGTGACGAGCGAGCGACACCAATCGACACGTTTAGCGATCTGTAGCTCGGCGAAGCGTCGTTGCAGATCGAGACCTAGACTGAACGCTAGGTCGTCGGTCATGCGCGGGTCTAGCTGCGCCTGCCTCGCCGCTGCTTCAAGTTCCAAGCCTGTACGCGCAGCATTGAAGAGATCGACGTACTGCTTACTCGCTTCGTACTTGCCGCCTTCCGGCGCGAACGTGATGGTGACGAGTGAGCCAGCACTTGCGCCGCTCGTAGCCCCTGTATCGCTGCTATCGACTCGCCCAGAAGAAACGCCCATGGGCTCGGATCGTGCCCCAGCACTGTAGACGGCTCGATGCTCGGCGTGGGCTTGGCGAAATTGGCGAAGAATCGAGTAACGAATGTATGTATCTTTCCCACGGGCGGACTCCCATTTATCACGGTAAAGAGCCGAGCGTCGCATGATGCGCTCGGTGCGGATGGCGTCGCGCCCGGTCCAGAACGACAGGATGCCTATAAGTGCATAGTCCATATCCGAACCGCCCGCGTACGCACGTTCGAGCACGGCTGTATTGCCATCAAACAAGTCGGAGAACGTCGCGCGCTCGCTCGGCACGCCAGTAAATACCGCTTGCGCGTCCATTCGCTCGCTACGCCGGATACGGCCGACGAGTTCGTCGTCGTCTTCGGGGCCATGCCAAGACGGATGGGGTTTATCGAACTCTGAATCTAGGATCTCGCCAGCAAGCGCGGTAGGAGGGAAATAGTTTTCGACGAGCCAAGCTACTTGCGGCGTGAAATCGAGATCGGCGTTGCCGTGAAATTGCCCGGATAGACCGAACGCGATACCGCGCTTGTCGTTGTAGAACTCAATGGCATGAGTGATGCCCTTGCGGCGATGCTCCGGTACGTGCCCACGCCCGAAGATATGAAGTCCGCGTCCGCTACTAGACCATTCCCACGCGGCGCCGGGAAACGCTGAGCACAACCCTTGTGCGAGTGGCGAAAGTTGTCCACCGCGCACGCATTCATCAATGTCGAAAAACCAGTAACCGCACGAAGCGGTCAAATAGAAGCCAAGCGTATAGGCGTAGCCGTCGCCTCGTGCTCGATGGGTGGCGAGCGTAGCGCGTGCTTGCGTGAGCGTCTGCCAGTTGGTCGGGTCCGATGCATCCATCCGGTATTTCGAGCCGTCCGGATAGCAAGGCACTTTTGTAAATTTGTTGCTTTCTTCATCCCATGTAAGGCGCCACACAAACCACTGATTGATAGACAGCAAACCACCAAGGGAATTTATAGTGTCCATATTTCATGCAACGAAAATAAAACAGGGGTTACCTAGAACCCCTGTTGTTGGTTTCCGAAGCGCTATTGCTTAGTGCGCTACGTATCGGTCAAGCCCGCGCCATCCGAGAATGCAGTTAAGTGCGATGAATGCGGGGCTCTCCTTATCGTACCGGAAGACTGCGCCATCCCACCACCAATTGCGGTTAGACTCGGTGCCGTTCGGAAACAGCAAGTGAAAATAGCCGTGCAAGCTAGGCGGTGTATCGGGTCCGAACCAGTCGGTTAGGTGCGCACCGTCCTTGCGTCGCATGAGCGGATCATTGAATCGCGCCTTACCGTCGAACAGTTCGTGAGCGGCGCCGCACTTGCACCGATGCAGCATGCGTTCGTGAGGATGAGCGAGCACGTAGACGGTGTAGGCATGCCGCATGCCGCATACCGTACAGTTGTAGCCGGGTGGATAGCTAGTCGAGTTTTGCATTTCGCAGGTCCGCCACGAGTAGGGTAATCTCCTCACGCGTGGCGCCCGCAGCAATGCGCCGCTCAATGCTGTTCAAGGCTGACGCACGCCCGGCCAAGTAACCACGCTCGAACGCGGCATCTTCACGCGTATGGGGTGTCTGTGAGGGAAGGTGATTAGTTTGCAAGGCGCCACCCCTTCACGGCGTTCCATGCCGTTACGTGGCCAGCAAGAGCGGTGCGGCGCACGTCATTACCGAGATCGAGTTCGAGCCGATCGGTGTCCGACACCAGTTCGGGGCGCATGCCGTCGCATTGAATGAAGCCATGGGCGCACGGGGCGAGCGGGGCAGTAGTAAAGGCAGTGGGCGCCGCAACCTCCTTCAACTCGACACCAAGCGCACGCGCGGCTTCTCGAACGGCGTTGCGCTTGGCTTCTTCGAGCAAAGATTGGGCAATCTGTTCAGTGTTTTGTCCGGCCTGATGCATTTGAACGATGGTCGTGATTTGAGCGCGAAGCGCATCCATTGCATCGCTTAGCTGCGTGGCGAGATTGGAATTCATGCGGGGTCCTTTGGCGCGATAACTACGCCGGTTACGATGGTTGCGGGGTTAGTGAGAAGTGCATCGGCGAAGCATTCGGATGCGAACGCAAACGCTTCGCGACGATCGGCGAATTCATACAACTCTTGTCGGTTCGCCAAACCGTAGACGACTTTGACGAGAAAGCGCCTCATGCCCGATACTCGATGGTGACATGGCGAGCACGCATGCCGCTAGCCCGGTCGCAAAGCATGCGACGCACCTGTTTAAGCGCATCGGAGCGCGAAGCGTAGCGCTGACGCAGTGTCAAGCGCTCGCCCTTATTTACGATCGAGTCAACGACAATGCGCCAATGTGGGACCATGTCGCGAGCACGAGCACGGACACGCTCTATTGCTTCGAACGGTGGAAGCGTCACGGAATAATCCAAGCGCTGCGAGCCGTCAGCATCCTTGCTGATACCGACAGAGACATCAACATGCGCCGGACGCGGCGAAGGGTCGGATTGATGGACCCAAGCGATAGCCGTGCGCATGTCGTCGAGTATTTCACTAGCAGTTCTGGTTCGCACTTCATGCGCGGGCAATGTAACGGGCTCCTCTGCTACATCGCGTACCGGATATACGCGATCGACGATCGACGAGGTGTCGCATGGCCCATTCAACGATTCAATACGATGACGCATCGTATTGAGCGCGGCAGGATAACCACCCACCGTTGTTTCGATCCCATTGCCGACGACGCGATAGCGGCGCCCCTCGGACGTGATGAGGAACCCGTGTTCAGCCGCGTACTTCCGTGCTTCTTCTGCTGGCGTAGCCATGTGACGTTTCTCCAAATAAAAATGCCCGCACTGTGCGGGCTAGATGACTCACGAGAGTTTCAAACCCTTCGTGAGTCCGAGTTCCTTGCCTTCTTCGATCAGCTTCGTATGTGCTGCTGCGATCGCGCGCTTCACGACCGCCTTACGCAACGTCGCGCGCCCCGGATAGTAGACACCGACAAGACCAGGTGTAACACCGGCCGCTTCGGCAACAGCGTTGCGCGTCATCTTGCGCAAGCCGGTTTTCTTCGCAACCTTGAACGCGTGCTCAAGAATCGCGGCGGCGCGCTCTTTGGGGTCCATCCGTACTTGTGTCATCGCTACGTGTCCTCACTAGTGGTTAATGCCTCGGATAATATCGAAATCTCGCACGGCTTGCAACGCCATCCGTGTTGTTGCCAGTAGTGCCACGTATGCATGCGCCCGTCGTGGCCCGGTTGCTTGACGACGTGATACTGCGCCGCCCCGCGCGTGCTGCTGAGCGATGCAAGATCGAGCAGACCGTTCGGCGCGATGAGTATGTAACCCTTCATAACGTCCCCGCACCCGTAGCGAACGCAGCATTCCCGCCGTAGCTGTTGACGAGATCGATCCAGCGCAGTTGCGCTAATTCGTGCGCATTGCCCTTGAATCGCCACGTTGCATGCTTGCACTCACGCGCCGTGAAGATACCGACGACCGAACCGACCATATCGGGCGTGACGAGTTTCTTGCGCAACCCGACGAGATCGGCCGACTTGATTTGCTTGTTCATCTTCTCCGAGTCGTTGCACAACCCGTACCGCACCCATTGACCGCCCTTATCCTCGAACGCGCCGGAGTTGTTGCGCCATAAGAGTACGTCTTTTTGTGCGGCTTCAAGACGCACGAGCGATTGCTGGCGCGCTTCGCTGCCATCGTCCGGCCGCTCACTTATTGCCGCATGCCCCGCCACGCCGATAAGTTGTTCGAGTTCGAGCAATGCGGCCGGGTTCACGTGATACTTAACGCCCCACATACGGATGAGACTCATGGCATGCACTCCATTACAGTTTCAATAAATTCCCGCGCTGCTTCAGCGTTGATCGCGTTTCCGTAGGCGCGCAGTCGTCCCACTCGGGCGGGAGCCCCATGAGCCAGCGGGAATGTGCCGGGTTCAACTGGCCGCCACTTTCCATCGCGGCACAAGAGCCAGTCAGCATCTCGCCAGAAACCATTAGTCGTGCCGGGCCGCAGATCGCCGCAAAGTCCTGTAGGCGCTGCTGCACCTTGGAGCCGTCCTGCCGCGTCATCGACATCGCGGAGTCCGGGTTGCCAGTCCGGTCGTTGTTGCAGGAAGTCGTCGGCCATCCCGCGAATTGCGCCACCAATCCGAGATCCGTCAAGCTCGCGCCCATCTTCGAACCCTTCGCGATCGATTTGCGCTTGCGGGCGATAAACTGTTCCGGTGTACCGCCCGCCTCGCAAGCTGTTGTCGTCGGCCACCCAGTAAGCGCGGTCTCTGATGTGCGGCGCACCGACGCCCGCAGACGGAAACGGGACACACCCGAAGGCGTAACCCATGTCTTCCAAGTCAGCTTGTACAAGGTCGATCCAAGGCCCGACAGCCGCGCTCGCAACTTGCTCTCCAAAGACGATTGCAGGTCGGCACTCGCTAATGAGCCAATGCCACGCGGGCCATAAGTGCCGCTCGTCATCAAACCCGCGTCCTTTGCCTGCCGCGCTGAAAGGTTGGCACGGACAGGAACCGGTCCATACCCGGCGCGTATCAGGCCAGTTTGCGCGACGCAGTGCGTAACTCCATACGCCGATGCCGGCGAAGAAATGGCATTGTGTGTAGTGGTAGACATCTTCGGGGTGTACGTCTTCTATACTTCGTTCGTCAACATCGCCCGCTGCTATGTGCCCCGCCGCAATGAGATTGCGTAACCATTGCGCGGCAAACGGGTCGATTTCGTTGTAATACGCGGTCATTTCTTACGCCGCGCCGCGCGCCGTTGCTTGCGGTTGCCCTGCTTTGGGTCGTGGAATTGAATGGCGAGCGCGGCGCGCATCGTTTGCGCTTCCACTTCTGCGCGCTGCTCCGGCGTGAGCCCTTGCGCTAAAAGCGTTTGCGCCATGATCTTTTGTTCGCCAGTGATATCGGTACGCTGATGCAATTCTTCAACGCGCCGGATGAATTCACGCGTTACGGGCGACATCCCCGCGAGCGCGTTACGGATGGTCATTGACATAAAGCATTACTCCTTTACGATAGTTGTACAACGATACCACGCTCGGCCATTTGAGCAATGATTTTTTCACGCAGCGTTTTCGCCTCGCCCGCGCCAAGCGCCAACGCGTTAAGCACGTCGATCCCGAACAGGAAATAGAAGCGCTTGTAGTTCACGTCGTTCGACACGTCAGGGTAGGTTCCGGCCCACAAGTCGAGCACCTTGCGCAGCAAGTGCTGTTCGTTCTGCCGCTTCTGATGGTTTGCGCGCACGAAGCGATGCACTTTCTTGTCGAGCGGTAGCACGGGCGCACCGTCGATCTGTGCAATGTCGCCGCGCTTCTGTGCAAGGTACTCGTCGCTCAACAGGTAAATGTCGCCGTCAACTTCGATCGCGCCGCCGCGCGCATCCGGCACCGGTTCATAGCCACAGTGCGGACATGCCTTGTAAAAGCGCTCGTAAGACTTCGTGCATTGCACGCAGCCGCGCAGCGGTATTTCGTCGCCTGCCTTGCGCGAGCGCTTCTCGCGTCCGTCGAACTTCCATACGCGCGGCTTATCGGGCGGTCCGCCATGTCGATCGAAGTTTCCCGCGTGATCGTGGATGATGCCACGCGGCTTAGACGAGCGTGCGATAGCGTCGAGTCGAGCGGATGCGCTCAATGTCTCCCACAGGTCCGTTAAAAACTCGCTGATGAGCAAGCGCAGCACGCGGCCAAATTGCTGTGCGTAGACGATGAATGATTGCGTTGGCCGCGCCATGATGACGACTTCGATATTGGGCAAGTCGAAACCCTCGCCGAACAGATCAACGTTGACGAGAACTTGCAATGTTCCCGCTTCCAAGCCCGCAAGCGCCGTCTCGCGCTCGTCGTCCGTGCTTTCGCTCGATACCACGGCACACGGTACGCCGGCCGCAAGAAACGCGTCTTTGATGCGCGTGGCATGCTCGATGTCAACGGCAAAGCATACGGCGCGTTTGCCCCGTGTCTCGGAGCAATACTTGTTCACCACGTCCCCGACGATTGCTTTCGACTTCTTGACCGCTTCGGATAGCTGATGCTGGTTGTAGTCGCCTGTTGCGTCGCTGATATCGATGTTGTTCAAGTTCAGGTCGCCTGGATCGATAGTGCTTATCCAGTAGTCGAGCAAGTAGCCGTTATCGATGAGCCAGCGCATGGGCGGACCTTCTACGATCGCGTCGCACAAGCCATCCGTCCAACGACTCAAGCCTTTGCCGTCCGGGCGTTCCGGTGTGGCAGAGAACAACACGCCGCGCTTGAGGTTGCGCATGCGGGCAACAGCGCGCCCCCATTTGTTCGTGCGCAAGAAGTGGTGCCCCTCATCGCCGATGATATTTTCGATTGTGTCAAAATATCCATCCGGGTCCGGCCGCGCAACGAGCGTATCAACCGACGCTATCGTCCATTGCGCATGCGGCGTGTATGTCGTGTAGCCTAGCTTTTTCATGTGCTTGCGCACGATGATGTCGCGCGTTTTCTTCGGTGCTAGGATGTTGTGCGGGATACGAGCGCGCGCCCATTGTGTCGAGAGTTGCCCGACGAGTTCGCGCCGATGCGCCATCGCGATACCCGGACCATGCATGTCTAGCGCCTTCTTCTGCGCCACTACCGTCTTGCCGCTTCCCGTCGCACTTACTGCCATTACGATCTGTGCGCCCTTGTTCCATGCCGTGTCGATTGCTTCGTCTAGCTGTAGTTGGTAGCTGCGTAGTGTCGTCATTGTCGATAAGTTCGTTGTTGCCTTTGCCAGAAGTATAAAGTAATATCCGTTTCCGTTGCACCCCTAACTTACATCGGAGTTCAGAACATGGCCGGTATTGCTCAACTTTGTTTCATGTTTCCTATCGACGCGACGTTCGACGAAGTCACGTCCGCAGTTGCGCGTCACTTCGGCGGCGAGCCGTTGAATCTCTCAACGGGCGAGCCCGACACCCCGCCGCTGCGCGATGCTACAGCAGTGTTCACGGGTACGTCGCAAATGACCGTGAGCACCGGGACGAATGCGAGTACGAGCGCGCCGACGCTCGACGTTGACACGGAAGGCTTGCCATGGGATGCGCGCATCCATTCGGATAGCAAGGCTAAAACGGAAGATGGTAAATGGAGAATGCGACGCGGCGCCGCCACGCGTGCCGATCTCTCGGCTATCAAGGCTGAATTGCTCGCTCGTATTGGGGGCGCCCCTGCCGCACAAGCTGCTCAAGCATCGAGCGCTGCGCCGCAGGACAGCGACGAGTTCCGCAAGGCGCGTATCGAGTACGCGCGCAGCAAGGCATTCGCCAGTGCTGGTCCGCAACCGTGCAACGATGAAACGTTCAACCGGCTTACGCGCGGGGAGATCGTTACCGGGGCAACGCAGTATGTGCTCGACTGGTTCAAAGAGTGGCAAGTCGCGTTCAACACGGCATACGGCGAGTACACCGGTACGCAAGTTGTCCATATGAGCACGCAGGCTATCAGCAGCGACGCGGCGCCGGGCGTCGTCCAAATGAGCGGCACGCCGCCCGCCAATCTCGGACAAGTGGCGCAGCAGCTTGCCGCAACGCTCCCCGCTACACCGGCCGCAACCGTGGCAATGCCAGGTGACAAACCGCAAACGACGTTCCTTGGTAATGACGCGTCGGTACTGAGCGGTGACGACTTCGCCAGCTTCGTTGGATGGCAAGCGATGCAGACCAATCAAGGCAAGTTGAGCGTGCAGCAGTTGCAAGGCGTCTTCGCGCAACTCGGTATCGAGCACCTCGGCGCACTCGCCCAGCAACCGGCAATGATCCCGGCTGTAAAAGCGTTGCTCGCCGCGCAAGGCGTCGTCTAATGAGCGCGGGCGCCGTCTTCGCGCTGCGTGCATCGCAGGCCGCTAATTGGGTTCGATGCACAGCATATCCGCTCATGAATGCAGGTGCGCCTGAGATCGCGGCCGATGTAACAGTGCGCGAAGAAGGCACGGCGTTTCATTGGGCGGCGTTGATGGTTTGGCTAGGCTATACGCTCAACGTCGGTACGCGAACCCCCAATGGCATCGAGATTGACGACGATATGCTTGATGCGATCGACGAGTATTTGCCGCACATTCGATCGTTGGGCGGCGAGCCTCGCCTCGAATACACTGTCGCGGCGCCCCGCATTCATCCGCAATGCGGGGGAACGACGGACGCTTGGACGTGGCATCGCACGCCTGCCGATTCGATCGTGCTCGACGTTATCGATGCGAAGTATGGCTATCGATGGGTCGATCCTTTCGAAAACTGGCAATGTCTGGTCTATGTGTCAGGTCTGCTCGATCTGTTGAACGTTGTTGACGACACGCGCGTTACGGTACGCATTTGGATTTTCCAACCGCGTGCATATCGGCGTGGCGGTCCCTGGTTCAAGTGGGAAGTTCGGGCAAGCGATCTTCGGGCGTATTTCAACACGCTGCGTAACGCGGCAGAAGCAACGATGTCTGAGCGCGCGAAATGCGTAAGTGGCCCGTGGTGTACGGACTGCAATGCGCGTCTTGCGTGCGATACATTTGATGCTGCTGTTGAGAACGCGCTTGAAGTCGTCGGCGAACCGATTAACAACGACGTTACGGCGCAGCGTGCCGACACGGAGCTAGTGCGCGTATCTCGTGCACTAGAAATTCTCGATGCACGTCGCACCGCGCTATCGGCTCGTGCTGAAATGTTCGTTCGGCAAGGCGTGCAACTTCGGCACCACGAGTTACAACCGGGTCGTTCGCGGGCTCGATGGAAAGAGGGGATGCAACCGGCGTTAGAGTCTATCGAGCAGAAAGAGCACGTCGTACTGTTCCATCGCAAGCCGATAACGCCCACGCAAGCATTGAAGGTGATTGACCCAAAGCTAGTTGACGCATTGAGCGAACGACCGGCCGCAGGGATGAAGTTGGTACGCGTCGATGAAAAACGGGCGGCGCGAATTTTTGGACAAACAAGCGAGAGTTAGAGATATGGCAAATGCACAAGGGATTGAGGTTCTGTCGCCGGTCGGACGATTGGTACAAGGCTCGCCGTGGGAATTGAGCCCGCAGACGGAAGACGACGGCAAAACCCCTAAGATTGGCGACGACGGCAAGCCAGTCTTGCGCTGTTACTTCGCCATTGCGGTACCCAAGGATAGTCCCGAGTGGCCCGCGTTTTGGGCATTGCTGCACCAGGCGGCGTCGTCGGGCTATCCGCAGTATTTCGCAAACGGTCAAACGCCGGGCTTCAAGGAATTCGCCTGGAAGGTAACGGATGGCGACGGGTTCGATAAGTATGGCAAGCCCAATCGTGAAAAGCCCGGTTTCGCGGGTTGCTGGGTGATCAAGTTCTCGTCGTCGTTTCTGCCGCGCTGTTACGAGAAAGGCAAGTACGCGAAGCATGAGCAATTGCAGGACGCACGCACAATCAAACTCGGCTACTTCGTGCGCGTCGGCGCGATCGTTCGAGCCAACCTCGGATCGAAAACCCATGGTCTGTACATCAATGCCGATCTCGTATCCCTCGAATACATCGGCGAGGAAATCACGTTCGGCCGTGACGCGTCGGCGGCATTCGCGTCGGCACAACAAACGGGCTATGTTCCGCCCGGCGCCCAGCAATTGCCCGCTGGCGGCATGCCTGGAATGAGCGCGCCGGGGGCCGGTATGCCGCAGGGGATGCCGCAGGGGATGCCGCAGGGGATGCCGCAGGGGATGCCGCAGGGGATGCCGCAGGGGATGCCGCAGGGGATGCCGCAGGGGATGCCCGGCGCCCACGGCGTACCCGGCACGACGGTTCAACCGAACACGGGGTTCGTCGCGGGCGCCATGCAAGCGGCGGGCATCCCAAACGGCGCCCCTGCGGGAATGCCTGTACCGGGGCAATCTCCGCAAATGGCTGCTGTTCCTATGCCACAGCCGGGTGGTGCGATGATGTCCCCTTCTAGCGGACCGCGTCTCGTGGCCACGCCCAAGGCAAACGGCTATACGCGTGAGCAGTTCATCGCGAACGGGTTCAACGATCAAATGCTCGTTGAACAAGGCTTCTTTCAATGGGTGGCGTAACAGCTAGGAGGTAACATGAGCTACAGTTTCAATTTCGTAGTCGCTTCGAAAGAAGCTGCCAAGGCGCGCGTTGCGGAAGAATTTGACAACGTAGTGAAGTGGCAACCGATTCATGCGCGCGACCGCGCCGCCGTGCTCGCCAATGCGAACGCCGTTATCGATCTGTTGGAAGACAAGCCGGATCAGGACGTATCGGTCTCGAGCAACGGCTATCTTAGTTGGGAAGTTATGGGGAATGATGATCCCAACGCAACGCCGTTAACAGGGGTCGCTATCACGACGAGCGCACACTACGTACCGCGCAAGGCTTGATCTCTCGCAACTACGGCCCGCTTCGGCGGGTCTTTTCTATATGAAAAAATTACTGCTTGGCGATTGCTTGGAATTGATGAAACTCATTCCCGATAACAGCGTCGATATGATCCTGTGCGATTTGCCGTACGGGACGACCGCATGCGCGTGGGATAGCGTGATTCCATTCGAGCCGCTATGGGAACAGTATCGAAGAGTCGTTAAGCCGCGCGGCGCAGTTGTGCTTACGTCGGCGCAACCATTCACAAGCGCGCTTGTAATGAGCAATCCCGAATGGTTTAAATATGATTGGGTATGGTGTAAAAATCGCCCAACTAATTTTGCGCACGCCAAAAATAAGCCGATGCCAAAGCATGAAAGTGTTTTAGTTTTTTCGCCGGGTACAACTATTCATGCCTCGCAGTCGGATCGACGCATGCAATACAATCCGCAAGGCTTACAAGCGATTGCTCCGCGAAAAATGAAAACCTATAACACCGATGCAATGTTCAGCGCTCGCGACAGTCACGGCGAATATATTCAAGAATGGACGAATTACCCACATTCTCTTTTAGAATTTTCTACCGATCAATTGAACCTGCATCCTACGGCAAAACCCGTCGCCTTAATGGAATACTTGATTCGTACGTACACGAACGAAGGCGATACGGTACTCGATAACTGCATGGGTTCGGGCACTACAGGCGTAGCGGCATTGCGCAACAATCGACACTTCATCGGCATCGAGCGCGAACCTAAATACTTCGTAATCGCTGCAAACCGAATTGCATCCGAAACATGAACGCACCTTTCCCTTTCAAACCCGAACGTACCCGGCGCGTGTTCGACACCGAATGCGCGCACGGATATTGGTTGCTCAAGTTCAAAGCTATTGACACCGGGCATGTTGATAGCTTTGCGCTTTGGCCGGGCTCGTCGCCGCTCGATGTCGCGCGCATTCTGCAAATTATTGCGACATCGACCATCATTGGCTTTAACAGTCTGCATTACGACATTCCAATGATCTCGCTCGCGCTGACAGGTGCGGATACCGTCGCGCTCAAGGCGGCGAATGACGCCATCATTCCGGGTAGCGGATTGCAAGGCTTGAAGTCATGGCAATTCTACGATCGATACGGCGTCGAGCCGCCGCCCGGCCTAGACCATATTGACATCATGGAAGTCGCGCCCGGCGTGCGCATTAGTCTCAAGACGTACATGGGCTGCGTGCATTCGCAGAAGATGCAAGATTTGCCGTTTGACCCGGCCGCCGTGTTCACGCCCTTTGATCGCGTCGAAACCGCTGTGTACTGCGAGAACGATTTGCAAGGCACGATCGATCTGTATCGAGCAATTGAAGACCGCATACAGCTTCGCGAAGCGTTGAATCCGCAATATCAACAATTCGACCGCAAATTCGATGCACGCAGCAAGTCTGATGCGCAGATCGCAGAAGCGGCATTTAAGGCGAAGCTGTATCCGATTCGCCCCGAACCGCGTTACGTTCCGCACGGCTATACATTTCATTATCGGGCGCCCGAGTTCATCAAGTTCCGTTCGCCCGAGCTACAAGCCGTGCTCGAAACGGTTCAGTCACATGCATTCGTCGTCAACGACAAAGATCAACTAGCCGAAGAATTCGAAGACGCGCAAGGTAAGAAAACGAAGACAGGTATTGTCATCCCACAAGCAATTAAAGCGATTCGCTATCTGCGCGGGGTGAGCACATACAAGTTCGGCATGGGCGGCTTGCACTCGCAAGAGAAAGCCGTTTCCTGGTACACAATACCGGGCGCCTATTGCATTGAAGATGACGACGTGGAGTCGTATTATCCGAAGCTGATTCTCATGATGCGCATGTTTCCGGAAGCTATTGGTCCGGAATTCATCGCGATCTATCAGGAGATTTTTGATACGCGCATTCACGCTAAGCACATGGCGAAAGAGTGCAAGGCGCGTGGTGATAAGGCCGGTGCAAAGCACTGGAAGACGATTGCAGACGGCCTTAAGATTGTTCTCAATGGCACTTTCGGCAAGCTGGGTAGCAAATACAGTATCTTGTTCGCGCCTGAGCAAATGATTCAAGTAACGCTTACGGGTCAGCTTGCTATGCTGATGCTGATCGAGCGGCTAGAAGACGCTGCCATACCTGTCATATCGGCGAATACGGACGGCATCGTTACGCGCGTGCCGGACGGCATGCAATGGCTCAAAAACAACATCATTGCGCAATGGGAAAGCGAAACAGGTCTCAAGACTGAGCGCACACACTACAAAGCGGTCCATATGCAAAACGTCAATAGCTACATTGCATTTAAGGACGACGGCGAGACCAAGGTTAAAGGCTTCTTCGCCGAGCCTGGCGTAACGAACACGCTAAAGGTTCCTGCTCGTACGATTTGTGCGGATGCGGTCGTAGCTTATTTGCGCGAAGGCACGCCGATCTCTAAAACGGTGCGATCGAGCCGCGATATTCGCCGCTTTCTCACGGTGCGCAACGTGAAGGGCGGCGCAGTCAAGCGTAGCTATTCGCCGTTCCAGAAAATGATGCGCGGTTCCGACGTTGAACCGTTCGAAGATGAACCAGCAATTACGATGTACCTCGGTAAAGTCGTGCGCTACGTATACGGCCGTGGCGAAGAAACGGCAATTCACTACAAAACGAACAATCACAAGGTGCCGAACAGTGACGGCGCCGTGCCCGTGATGGAACTACCGGCGCAGTTTCCCGAATGGATTGACTATGAGAAGTATGAGCGCGAAGCAATTGAAATGCTTCGCGATGTCGGCGTGAGTTACGCGAGTTGAACGGCTTGCATCGCCGCGTAGATGCTGTTTAGCGCGGCGAGATCGCCACCAATGCGCAGTGCCAACGTACCGCCTGGTAGCTTGTATTGTAGCGGGTAGTAGACGATGAAGCGATGCGCATCCGACGCGAAGACCGAGCATAACGGATGCGCACGAATCGCGGCCTCGGCGCTCTCTATGTCAGTGAATCCCACGGCACATATCCCTTTCGGCTTGACGTCGCGTCCATACACCATAGCAATTGTTCGAGCGTGCACTGCAATCACGCCCGGCAACGAACCGCCAGCGTAGCAATTGATCGCATGCGGCCGGCAACTTGCGCTCAATGAGCATACGCCGATAGCTGCTCGTACTGTATGCGCCGACGCCGACGTTATACGCAAAGTCGAGCGTCGCACTCTTAACGCCATCGGGAAGCGCCGTATAGCCGGGCGTGTTCGCTGCGATCTGCGCCGCGTAGCCGGCAAGCGTATCGGCAAGCATCGAGTCGCACTGTGCATCGGTGTAGTAATGCATCGCGACGCCCGTTTGGCCACGGCATACCGTCCACACGCCGCCCGTATCTCGATATGGTGTATTGCTGATACCTTCGTGCGAGCCCGTAAATGCAATGCTCGCGACTGCCGCAGTAGCGCCGATAATCGCGGCAAGTGTCTTGCGCTGTGCCATTAGTTGTCACTCCGCCAGGTACGCAGCGCGGCCCGATCCCCTAGGCATGCATCCACGGCCGATCGCTCGTCGATAAGCGCATTTGCCAAATCACGCACGGTTCCGCTGTCGCGCGCCGCCGCGTGATTGCAAGGCCCCTCGATGCTGTACAGCGTAACGGGCGGATATACCGGCACCGTCTTTGTAATCGTCACGGTTTGCGGCGGTAGCTGCTGTGCGCCGCAAGCGGTCAGACAGAGCGCAGCCAACAGTGCGGCATATCGCATTTTATTTCCCCGTTTGGTTGTAGATGGCGTCCCACAGCGCTTTCGGAAGTTGCGTATTCAATGTCTTCGCAATATCCGGGTTCGAATGGGCGACATCGTTTAGTTTATCGCGAGCTACGATAGCCGCGCTCGCCGCCGCCGCCGCGCTTGCTTGCGCAGTTGCCACGGCTTTTTCGGCCGCACGTAATTGCGCCTGAGCGTCGGATGCGGCTTGTATTGCTGCATCTCGATCTGCTGCTGCCTGAGAAGCTGCGATAGCCACGCTGGCAAGTTGCTGCTGTTGGACGCGTGCTCGTGAGTGCTCATGGTCGGCATACCACAGTGCGCCCAAGCCGACAGCAACCGCAATAGCCAGCAATACGCCAAGAATCTTGTCTAAGATGCTCATGTCAGTTACTCCCGTCGTTTGACTTCTCCGAGCGCCCGGCAATCTTCCACCAACGCGCCCAATTACCACGGCGTACACCTTGCCAAAGAGCTACAGCTTCGTCACTGATCGCGGGTATCTTGCTGATGATTTGCAAAATACCATAGGCGATCGTGACGAACCAAATGCATTCTTGTCCGAATGCACCGATAGTTTGCTGAATGCTCGACATACCCGACATCGCCGCCCCTGCCGTAACGGTTGCCACTTTGACAACCGATGCTCCCACCGATTCACTATTCATTATCAATCACCTGTTAATAAAAACGCGCGCTCCAAACGTTCGGGTCCGTATCGACTTTCCAGGTTGAAGAAAGTCCTTGTACCCAATTGATGTAAGCCTGGCCTTTACCGGCAGGCAGCATCCAGTACGTATTGCCGTCTGCCGCATCGATGCCGATGCATTGGCAAATGCGATTCACCCATTGATCCGAAAGCGTCGGCGTCGAAAATGCGATTTCGTCGTAGTTCGGATAATTGAACGTCGCGCCTGTCGCGACAGGCGCGGTATCGAGTTTTGACGATGCGAGGCAAAGATGGTTCGTCACCAGGTTCGAAACCGGCAACGATGAAACGAAATCTTTCGCGCTTACCGGAGCGCCCGACAAAGTGTAGTAACGGCCAAGGTCAATGTCGGCGAGCGTCCATGCCCCATTCCAAAAGATTTCAACGGCAACGTGCCCGTCGTCGTAGTTATTCGGTGTCTGCGTCGTGAGGAATCGCACGACGCGCGTTCGAAAACCGGCCGACGCAAGCCATTTCGCGGCCCACGGCGCGATAACACCACACGTCGTGCTGACGCGTCGATTTCGCGCGATAGTCTCCAGCGTTGAGAATGGCTGCGCGCTGTCGTTGCCGCCGTGGCAATGCATGTTTGCAAAGGCGGCACACATTTCCATCGGGTCAGCGTTCGTCACGGCGCGGCGGCACCATACCTGCGCAATCGGATCTGTGAACACATAAACGCCCGATGCGTTCATGTCATATGCCTGTCCGTTCAGCACGTAGTTGCCAGGCGCGCACAAGAATTGAGAAGGCAACGCGACGCCGGACGATGCTTGCGACACGTCGCATACTTGGTCAAACGCAAGTCTTTTAGCTAGCATTTATGAATCACTCACAGTTTGTTTGATGAACGCGACTACTTCTGGATCATCCGCCGAAAGCGTTGACTCAGCGAAGCCCGGTTGCGGGTTCGTGAATAGCCCATTGATGGCCCCTTTCTCGTCGCGTGATACGTAATAAACCATACAAGTCCCTTATTGCGCTGTGCCGCGATAATCGATCCAGCCGTATGCAGCAAATCGATATGACGTGTTGGATAGCGACGTGTTCGCCTGTATTTGCTGGGACGTGTTCGTCCTCACGTATGCGCGGCCAGCGGTAGCGAATAGGTTAGCGCCCCCGCTTGACCCTGTAGGCGCCAAACCGCTAGCAACATCGTTGAAACCTGGGCAGTTAAGGTGGAACGTGATCGATCCGCCAGAATTCGACGCGCCGCCCTGAATCAATGCCTTGACGACGACGCCAGGCGGAACTGTAACCGCATAGTTCGTCGTCCCGACAGCAACGCCCGTCGCGTTCACGTCCAGAGTGGGGGTCGTCCAGATGAATTCATCCCCGAATTGCGAGAACGCGCGGATATTGTTGCTCGCGTCAGTCAGCACCGAACCAATGCGTCGATATGCCGTCCATCCAGACGGAATGTTCGCGGCTGTGACAGACGTGTCAAAGCCCGCATCCACGGCCCCCGTCGATCCATTGCGAATCAAGAAGCAGTGATACCACGTCGAGGCTGCTTTCGCGCCCGAGAAGAGGCCGTTATTGCCGGTTCCGGCCGTCCACACGCCCGACGTTTGCAACGTCTTGACCATTACGGCCGGAAGCGACATCGAATACGTATTAGTGCTGTCGACCGCCACGCCCGGCGCGAAGTCAATCTGCGTGTTCGGGTTCGTGCCGTCATTCGATAACGTCAGGCCCGCGATATAGTTGCGCATCAACGGCGGAATCTGACCGAGTTGTACGGCTTGCAAAGATTGCGTGGCCGCTCCGACTTGACGACCGCCCCCGGTTGCCCACAGCAAAATAAATTCACTGAAGTTCGAACTATATGCAAAGCATGCGAACCCGCCAGCAACGAGTTCGCCGCCCTGCAATAGCTGATGTCCGGCGCCGATAACTGCCACAGTGCCTAGACCGTTTACGTTTAACGACACGCTGCCTGGGTTATTCGATGCTACACGAACAATTACGCATAGATCGTCCGTATACGCTGTCGGAGCAGGGGAAATAGACGCCGTGATTGCATTAGCGGTCCCGCCTGCGAGTCCGGCGTAATTGAACGCTGCTTTCTGAACTTGACCGGCTTGTGCCGCCTGCGTAGCCGTAATCGCCGCACCAACGCTAAACGTCTGTGAGCTATTACCGGGATAGCTCGTCAGAGCAAGCGGGGTAACGATGAGTGCGTTGGACGTACCCGCAACAATGTCAGTGCTGCTAGCAGCCTGATAGATTTCGACTTGCCAGTTATTACCCGTACCAGGCGTTTGCGTGTTGTTGGCGATGAGCGAACGGTACACCGTGAACGGTGCATTGCCCGACGCGCTATAGAGTACGCACGCGCCTTGTCCATAGCTATAGGCCGTACCACCGTTGTTCGCCGCCGTAATCCATTCGGGGATCGTTTCACCTTGCAACGCAGCAAGTGCCTGCGTGATGATGAAGAACAGGTAATTCGTGTTCGCGCGGTCGATGTCTTTTGCATTCGCATCCGTTGCAGGGTCGGCCGCATAGTCTGGCCCCCATCCCTGTTGAAAGCTAACGTATCCGTTTGGATCGGTCGGGATCGGCACGACCGTTTGATCGCCAAGCGATGCAAACGGAGTTACTAGAAAGGTTTGATTCATGGCGGTTAGCTTCCAAAGTTACCGTTGTTGAAATTCTTATTGTACGGGCCAAACCCGAACGTCGGCCGCGTAGCAACGACATAGCGCACGCCGACAGCAGAGGGTCGCGGAAGAATGTCGTAGTTGTTCAAGACGAAAGCAAGTGCGCTGTTCGGCTGAAATCCGAACACGTATGTCACGAACGTCATGTTAAGCGGATCGAGCACATAGATATTACCCTGGTCACCGAGAATGCGCTTCAATCCCGCGTTGATCTCGCTAACGGACGGTAGGCATGTGATTTGAAAGTAGCGCAGCAAAATCAAAATGCGTTTCTGATCGAGCGTCAGGTTAGCAGGCGTGCTGTTGTTGATGCCGAAGTTGCCACGATTGAAATTCAACTTGCCGTTATCAGTTTCCGTGCTCGCACATAGGCGGACGCCCCATACTGCGATCGTCGGCGCCGACGCACCGCTCGCACTGACAAGTTGAAACGATGTCGTACCGCTCGATGAGTTCGCACCCGTGAGGGTAACTGTCGTCCACACGCCAGGCGTGAGCACGGGCCAGTTGCCTATTGACGTACCGCCAACGCTACTATTGATAGTCCCTTGCGTACCGGATACAAGTTTCGCCTTAAAACTGACCGTAACGGTACCGCTCGGAATGCCCCCGCTTGCAATACCGGCAGTCACGCTCGGCGTTGCGCCGGTCAGTGCAAGCTCGACACCTTGCGTACCGCCGTTAGGATCGGAGTAACCCGTCGTTATCGTTCCCGTTGACGTACTCCAATCGCCATTTGCATTGGTCGGATCGACCACGTAGTTAAGCAAGCCGAACCCAAAATTTTTCTTGGTCGTCGGCGGCAAGATAACCGTTGTTGGTACGCCGAGAATGATCGCCCACACGGCAAGCCCAAACTCGTTCGCTGTACGCACGTCGAAAACGTTAGCGATCCAATCTTCCCAAAACTGCGTTACGTTCTCGTCGTACCAATCCTGTTTCTGCGTAAGCAGCGAAGTCAGGATAGGCGCGCTGTTGTCTTGCCATAGCAACGCGCGCAGCAGGTCAACCGAGAAGTCGAAATCTTGAACGTTGCTCATGTGATGATAATTACTTGAACGGACGACAGGGTTATCGATGCTTGCTGATTCTTCGCAATAGCAAGTTCCGTGGTTTGAAACACGGGCGAACTACCAGCGTATGCCACTTCAAGCTTGGACACGAAAGCGCCCGGCACTTCCGCATAGATCGCCCCTGCGAGATCGAATGGTGAAACCTGCTCGCCAACGACGAAACCTGGATCGTCGTTGATATTGCCTGCTGCATAATCAACGATCGCTTGCGGTACTGCATCGCTCAAATTGGCCGTGCTCGTACCTTGACGCATCGTCACCTTAACAAGGATTGCAATCGCGGTAGGTCGGTCGAATTCAACCGTATATTGCTGTTTGCTCGCTGGCTCGATAACCGTAACCGGCGTGGCTCCATTCCAGTTCGCGCCAAGCGTCTTGGTTGCGAGCAACGCGGCTGCAATGTCTGCATTCGCACCGCCCGACACGCATGCCCACACACTGTTAGCAACGAGTGTAATACCGTCGATAACCTGCGTGATGTTCGAAATGTTCTCGAGAAACGTAAGGGATGTGACGCCCGGCACCTTGTACAAGGCCGATACGATCGCTTCCACGGTCGATAGAGCGTTTCCGGCAAGCGTCTTCTTACGCAACGCGCGAAGCGAATTATCACTCTGTGTCGTGTTGCCCGGCGCTCCAGCCGTCGTGTTGTCGATCGTTTCCCAACCGTTCACCTGTGTGGCGATGACGAGATCGCCGATCGGACACGCGTTCGGGCCTGTCGTCGTGCACTGAAAGTTGACGTTGCCATTTCCGCTCACGTCGAGTTGCAACGCTGCCACGTTCGTATAGTAAAGCCCCGTGCTCGAACTTTGTGCTTGAAGCTGCCCGGCCTGAAAAATCACATTGGGTTGACCCGTGATTACGACACCTGGAACGAGCGTGAACCCTTGCTCGATACGGCTAAGCCCCGTGAAAGCACAGATCGCATCGAGAAACACTCCGCCCGCTTGATTCGGGTTGATCTGGTTTGCGGCTTGGGCAATCATTTGCACGACGCGCGATCGAGCCGTAACCTCCGCAGTGATAGCTTTGCCTTGCGGCGTATCGGCCGTCGTAACGAAGTCTGTACCCCATGCGGTAGTCCACTCGCCATCCACCTGCGTTTGAATGTCAGACACGTCCGGCACAATCACGCCGGTTGCCTCTATGTATTCGTATGGCGTGCTCATTGAAGCCCCACTTGTGAAGAGATGAATGTCGCACCGTAGATGGTTTCGATCGTCGCCGAATAGTTCAACGCATTGCCCGAGCGCGACACCGCAAAGTCAGTCACGGCAACAACGCCCGCAACGGCCCCGAGCACCTTACGCGCCGCCGCTTCAAATGCAGCAGGGTTGTACGTTTCGAACGCAGTTGCACCCATAGGCATACCACCCGTGAGGTTGTATTGCATTTCGCCACGCTGCGCCCTCATGGCCGTAACACAGTTCTGCCCTACGGCATCCGCACCCGACACCAGCGCCATATTGCCGTTTGCATCGCGATATAAATCACCGTTTGCATTGATTGCCCAAGATTGCACCATATATCACCTGTTAGTTATGCGGCGGTCCCACCTCACCGCCTTGCGGATCATCGTGAATATGCGTCGATTGCGTAACCCCGCCAATGATTGCGTCGGGCATGACAACCGGAGAACCTGTAAATGTTGCCCCGGCACCGCCGCCTGTTTGATTCAGCGTTATTGCGGGCGCCGTAACGCTAAAAGCCGTCGTTGCATTAATGGTAACAGTTGGAGCTATCAACCTGAGCGCAGCGGGGTCTAGTGCAATGCGCACGCTGCCATCGTAGCTTTGCAGCACAGCACTGTCGCTATCCGTTCCGCTCTCGAATGTGTATTGCCGAAACGCATCCGGTATGAACCGACCGTCACTAAACCGTTTGATGCGCCACGTACCGGGCGGACTCTCTTTGAGCGATTGGACGAATAGCGATATGTCGCGATCGCTTGCTTCGATCCATCCGAAATCGCCCGGCTTGAGGGGGAATGTCATGCAAAAGCCCCCGCCCCCAAGTGCAAGCACGGGAACTATCGCGATCGATGCGCGCTGTATCGTGCGCCCGTCGCTTCGCACTTGGCGGATGAGCGGGCGCACTGTCGCTTGGTTCGCCGTTCGGTTATAGCTAATAACGATCGCAGGAAGCTGCCCCTCGCTTTTCATTTCGCGCTTGCGAAAGATCGTGTTAAGTGTTCCCCCGATATTGCCATCGTCGGCCGGGTTTTTTGAAGGGATGACGGGCAGCGTGCTCATGCTTGCGGTAACCCTGCGTTCATATACATATCAAAATATTTCGTCCCTTCGATCAACGAATAGAACGGCACGTCACGCGACGCGATTTGGAATCCGTATTTGTAAATAGCGTAGTCTCCGTTCATCAACGGATTTATTTTGCTATCGATCCTGATTTGACCACCCAGAATTATGTTTGGATTGAGCAGCGTTGTCACACGCACGCCCCACTCGGTTTGTAGCGGCTGACCGATCATGCCTGTACTAGCGCTGATCACATGCCCCGTATTCTGTAGCGGCTGACCCCGATTCTTGCATACGAGCAGGTTGTTATCGTTGTACACATCGAACGGACCTAACTCGTTGAGGTGGTCGATCTCCTTAATACGCGAACCGCTATAGCTGTAGTTCACGATTGGTCGATCGGTCGCCTCGAAACGCGGCGTTAGCCCCAAGCCCGACGCGGCGTTACTGATGATGTTAGACAATGGCGTCGTTAGATTCTGTGCTTGCGCGATAATATCGTATTTGTAAAACTGGCATGCTTTGCTCTTTATGTTGAGCATGATGTCGGGCGGTTGGCTCGGATAGCATTCCGTGATGTCCCCTTGGTAGAGTAGGAATAGGCCCGTGCTCTCACGCCCCGCGTACAGTTCAACGCTCTTACGTTTCTGATCGTAGTTGAATTGCGTTAGTTGGGTTAGCAATTGATTGCGCAATGTAGCGCCAAGATTGGCGATCTGTAGCGACAGTTCATTTTGCTGTGCGTTGACATACTTTGTCCCTTGGGCAGCAATGTACATGCGCGCGTCGTCGATCGTTACCTGTTCGGTCCCGTAAGTAAAGACGACTTTGAAGATTCGATTGTCAAAAGCCGATCCCATTATCGCGCCCGAAGTGTTGCGAGTTCTGCCGCCGTAGCATAGAGCAAAATGTGCGTTACGCTGAATTGCTCGTAGTACGGATACTCGTCGTTGGGCGTGTAGAACGAGAAGTTACCACCGCCCATTTCCTCATATGCGTAAGTCAGAATGTTATCGTTGGGCATGCATAGCTGCGACGTGCACAGCGTGAGCCCGTTACGCTCGATGGTCGCATAGGTACGGTCGCCGATCGTTCGAAGTTCGATGACGTAGCGCGCCTGTTCGAGCGTAACCGTTACGCTTTGGTTCACGAGTTGCTGCAACGGAATGATGAACATTAGCGGAACCCCGAAGTTGCGTCATACAGCACAGAGTTAGATTGTTGCGGCTGTGTCTCACCTGTCGTCACGGTGCTTTGTGCTGTTGGGTCCGCAACGTCGTTGCTCGTGAGCGCTTGATACTGCAACGTCACTAGCTGTACTTCGCGCAACCGAAGACTGAGCGCAAGCATGCCGAACATTTCCGGCAACTCGTCGTGAGGCAACCCCTCGATGATGAGGTTATCGTATGTGTCGGCGTTCGTGCGCACCGTGAGCAGCGTAGCGCTACGGCGTGCCAGGTCGATCTGTTGGTAAACGCCCGTTACCTGCGTGCTATCGATGAGCATCGCCAGGTCGATCGTTACCGGCAAGTCGATTTTAAAGTCACTTACCGGCGTTCCGTCTTCTAGCGGATGATCCATTATCTTACTCAATGGACCAACGTTCGCCTTCATAATTTCGGCGCCGTCAAATAGCTGTGTTCCTGTATCAGGGTCTGTTACAGCTACGACATCGTATGTGTAGCTCGACATCGTATTGTCTGGAATTGTGCTCATGCGACTATCCCGTCGTCGTCTTGATCCTGTGCGTTTTTCAGTTGCCCGCTCAAGTGTGCACTGTAGTCACGCGCAAGCGCTTTGCTGTCCATCGCTTGAGTATGAACCGTCGTCGGTCCGACATTCACATAGGTGTCGCCGCGTTGACGCACCGTGCCGTTGTAGACCGTATTCGAGTTCTGAGCATTGATCGGATTCGTGCTCGCATCTTGCACTTGCTGTTGCCCTTGTGCGATAGCATCGGCAAGCATTTCGCGCCGGGCAATGTTTGCTTCTGCCGCGCCCGGCCGCTCGTAATATTGCGCGTGAATGCGCGCGGCTTCTTCCGGTGTCTGCGCCTGTTCGAGCATGCGCCCGGCGCGCTGCTCTTTGCCGTAGCGTAGCTCGTAATTCATGAAACCGATCTGCTCGTCCATCGTAGCCGTGTCGAGCGAATGGCCAGCGTACTTTTCGAAGTCCGCCTTGCGTGAGCCGAGCCATTGCCCGAGCCCTTGCGCACCACTGACCGGATTGCGCGCGTTAGGATTGCCGCTCGATTCTTGCAAGAGCGAACCCGCGATACCCGCCGCTTGCACCGGACTCCAACCCAGCTTTTCGAACTTCGCGGCAAGTTCTTTGCCCGTTGCCGTTTGCGCTTTGCTTGCCGCGCCTGCCGCGTGCTCGTCGGCCGATGCGAACGGGTTCTTACCATGCCATATGTCACTGAATCCCTTGGCAAGCGCTTTGCCGTCGTCAATCACCCCACCAACGTACTTTTTCAGGTCGGCGAAAATAGCGTGCGTCTTCTTACCAAAATTCTCAATTGCCTTCGTCGGCCCTTCTGTGATGACATCGCCGAGAAACTGGAAGAAGGCAACCAGGTAATCGATAGTGTCACGCCCGGCGATGAGAACACCCTTGAACCCGTCGGTAATAGCGGTAAGCGCAGTCTTTACAATTTGACCGAACATCGGCCATTTCTTCGCGAGTTCGCCGAGCAGTGAATTCTGACCGTTTAGAAAATGCTCGGCGTCATCCCACAGTAGAGCGAGAGCAGCGACAACGGCGGCGATGAGAAGCGGCCCCGCAACGATAGGCGCCAGGAACGCCCACACGGCGGCGGCCGCGCTCGCGAATGCAGGTACAACCACGTCAGCAACGACGAGCCCAATGCCAGTAAAGAATGCGATCGTAAAGCCGCGATGCGTTCGCAAGAAATCTACTAGCTGTTCAACCTTCTTTAGCATCCACGTCAGCGCGGGCAAGATAGCGGTTACGATCTCACGCGCGCCGGTTTCTAGCTCGATGCCAAGTTCCTTTTGCTGATTGCGAAATGCCGCTGCTGCTTCGGCTTGC